CAGCCGGCGCCGCGCCAGCCGTTGGAGCTGGTGCCGTGCCGGGAGCCGCGGGCGCGGCTGGAGTGCCACCGGGGGCACCGCCCTGCCTGAGGACTTCCTCGGTCTGCGGATCGCTGCCGGGCGGTGCCGCGGGCGGCATGGTTGGAGTCGGCTTGGTGCCAGGCGCGGCAGGAGCAGCGGGCTGGCCGGGTGCAGTGGGCGTGGTGCCGGCACCGTCGACGGGCGCGGTGCCCTGCCGGATCTGGATCCGTTCCTTGAGCGGCCGCGCCGCATCGACCGGCCGCGTCAGACGCGAAGCGTTTTCTACTTTCAGGTCTTCCAAAACCTGCCAGTGGCCAATCGCATTGGCCTTGTCCGTGTACTCCTTGATGTCCTCTTCGGTCAGGCCCGCACGACCGCGCGTCTTCTTGAGGAGGTCATATTCCTTCTTCAGTTCGAACCGCTCGGCCTTGAACTTGTTGTCGTGTTCCCGAAAAATCGTCCGGCCGTCCCGCTCCAGTGTCTTGAGGTCGCGAAGCTTGAAGCCGTAGACGCCGGTCTGATTGAGGTCTTCCTCGGCCGGGATGTAGGTTTCTTCGCCCTGCGGGCCGTACTCCCACTTGCCGGCCAGCTCTGGCCGGTCCTTGGCGTATTTCGAATCCGTGCTGAACGTCGGGTGGTTGGGCTTCTTGAACGTGTCGGGCCAGTGGCCGTACTGGTCCGCCGTCGTGCCCGCCTTGAACGCGCCGCGCAGATCGTAATCCTCGCCGCTGTCATACGGCGCATTCTGCTCCTTCCAGGTCTTGAACTTCTCTTCCTCGGCCGGTGTCAGCTTTGTCTCGTACCTCGCCGGATCAACCGCAGTGGCGCCGCCGCGCATGCCCTTGCGCAGCTGCGCAATGCCTTCCTCAAAGACTTTCCTCGCCGCCGCGGGGCCGTCGCTTTCCAGAGTCCGCTGGGTTTTGCCGATCAGCCAGGCGCGCGTTGCCCTGCTGAGGAATGCATCGCGTTCGTTCTTCAGCCGCTCCGGCGATATCCGGTTGCGCGGATCAGCCAGTGTCTTGGCGTAGATCTTGTCGAGTTCCTCAAACCGCTTCCGCATCCCCTCGGTTTCGAGGCCGTCCGCCGCCCCGACGAGTTCAATCTCGTTGCCGAGCCGCTGTCGTTCGACGAGCCGGCCATCCTCGCCGAGGGCCTCGTCGCGCGCCATCTTCTCCTTGACCATATGGCCGTGCCGCTCGGTGTGCAGGCGCACGAAATACGAGTCGTAGCCCTGGCGCAGATGCGGCGCGACGTTCGCCATGATGCCGGCCTTGTAGGTCGTGAAGGCCTGGTCGAACCCCGCCGGGTCACCCTGAAAATCCTGCTGCAGCTTGCCGATGTCGGCGTTGATCTTCGCCGTCATCGCCGTGTCGTAGTTATGCTCGGCGGTCTTGTTCCACTGCTTGGCGAGGCGGCCGCCACCGATGATCGGCATCATCGTGACTTGCGGCATGCCATCGGGGCCGACCGTCACCGCCTTCTGCGCTTCCTGCTCGACGAAGGGCGAGGCAATGTCCTCGACGCCCTGGCCGATCCGGCCCAGCGCCTGGCCCAGCCACTTGTATGGCCCGGCGATGTCTTCCGGCGTGACGCCGGTCTTCGGGGCCTCGGTCAGAACCAGACGGCGCGGGACCGTGGGAAGCTGTGCTGCCATTTAATAGCCTGTTGATCCGAACCGTCCGCCGAGTCCGCTCAACGAGGACAGCGCACGGCCGAACGTGCCGAACATGCTGCTGCGCATCGCCTGGTCGCCGGCATAGGCGTAATACTTCTGATCCTCCCAGAGCTGCTGCGCCTGCGACTTGATGTTGCCGACCTTGATGCGGCGCTGCCGGTCGCTTTCCTTCGACTCGCGCGCGTCGATCGCCAGCCCCGTCGGCGACTCGTGCATCACCCCCGACGAGGCGCGGATGGCGTTGATGTTGCCCAGCGTCTCGGCCAGCTCGTTCTGCAGCGATGACGAGGTCTGGTCCGCCTGCACCAGCGCGGCCTGGCGCTGCCGCTCGGCCTGCGCGGCGCGATGCGCGTAAGCCGCCTGCTGGCCCTGCCCTTCCATGAGGCCGCCAAAGATCCCCATGCCGGTGCTGGCGAGCGAAGCGACCATCGGGAGTGCTTGCATGGCTACACCGTCGTATCTGCAGAAAACTCCAGGATGTCCATCGGCCCAGGAATGTCCTTGATCAGGACGCGCCGCGGGTCGACCGCACGGCCGAGCGAGCGGAACGGCAGCGCCTCCTCGCGCCAGGCCGGCATCAGGCTTTCGTTGTCGCCCTGGCCCCAGCCCGAGATGCGCCGGTTGCAGAACTCGAACCCGCCGACATGCTTCAGTGCCAGCACCGCCTTGCGGATCTTGCGCTTGCGGTGGGTCTGCTGCACCGACTGGCCGCTGTTGGCGTGCGGGAACAGCGGCTCGAATGTCGCGGTCCACTTCTCGCCGACATAGACGTAGGTGCCGGTGAAGACATCGTCCGGCTTCAGGACCAGGTTGCCGTTGGCATCGACCGTCCGCTCGCCGAGATAGCGCCACTGGTCCGCGACATCGACGGTGCCGGTCGCCATCCACCACAGCGGCCCGGTGGCGCCGCGCGTCGACTCGCGCTTGTCGCCCTGCGTGAAGAACACGACCTCGGACAGCAGGACGTAGGTGCCGCCGGTCTGCGACACGCGCACCCAGCGATACGGATAGGCTGTCGTCGGATGCGTGCCGATGATGGTCACGGGGGTGGTCTGATCGGCGATCGTGGTGGTGCCCATCAGCACGCCATCGCTGGCGTTGGCCGGCAGCGTGTTCGAGCCGTAGATCTGCAGCGTGACATTCGCCGCGTCGGTGAAGCCCTGGTCGATCGAGGGATAGAACGTCGCCTTGCTCACCGTGTGTCCGACCGTGGTGAACCGTCCGACCCAGCCCTCGGCCGCAGTCTTCTTCGCGCACTTGTCCGCCGTCTGCTGGATCACGGAATCGAACGCCGCCTCGCGCGTGGCATTCTCCGACATGTCGCCGATCGGCACGCCCGCCGTGCGGTAATGCTCGAACTCGGGATCCTGCCCGCTGGCCAAAGCCGCCGGGATGTCGTTGAGCCGCACCGCGCCGTCGAGCCACGCCAGCGGGTCGAACCTCTCGACCACCACCGGAAACTCGGTGCTGCCGAATTGATACTGCGTGCAGAACGTCACGTTGGCGTCGAGCGACGATATCCACTTCACCGTGCCGGCGCCGTCCCACGGCACCCAGCCGATCCAGTCCCGCTCGGTGTTGTATTTGCCGACGCAGACCGTGCCGTTGGTATTGAGGACGTAGATGTACCGCTCGGGATAATCCTTGTCGCCGGTCGAGGCCGCCAGTGCCATCGGCACCGCGAACAGCTCGCCGTGATAATCGGTCAGGTGGCGGATCATGTAGGGCCGCGCCGTCTGCCCGGTGGCCACGATCGCCAGCAGCTTGTTGCGCCCGGCGTTGAGGTAGACGTGGCCCTCGGTCGTCTCGAGCGGGCGCACCCGATCGGACGCATCCTTGGACACCGGGCGAAACTTCACCGAGCCGGTCTGCAGCGGCGCATTCTCGCTGATAGGAATATAAAAAACGCCCTGATCTGTAAAAACGTATTGATCGGCGCCGCCGAGGACGTGGTAGACGCGCGGCTTGCCGCTGCACAGCTCGGCCATGGCGCCGTCCGGCGTGCCGTCGATGTCGAAGTCATACGGCGCGCCGATCGCCGACCACAGGATCGCTTCCTTGGTCTTCGGCAGATCGGTGAAGGTCAGCCGGTTGCGATCGTTGGTGCAGGACTGCGGCCAGCCATTCGCGTCCGAAATCATCTGCTCGTTCCAGGTCAGCGTCGGCAGCGGCGAGCCAAATTGCGGCTTGATCGCGAGCCGGCCACGTTCCTTCGGCCCGACGATCCATTCGCCCGGCTTCGGCGGATCCTGGTCTGAGTTCCAGAAATAGCTGGTGTGGGTGTTGAGCAGTTGCACCCAGATCCGGTTCAGCGCGAGGTCGATCTTGACGATTTCGCCCTCGTTGTCGCTTTCGTCGCCGATGACAATCTCGCCGACCGAATAGCCCGCCACGCCGGGGCCGGGGCCGCCCGGCACGGACACGTCGAGCGGGCCAAGGATGGTCAGCATCTGCAGCGGGTAGAGCTTCTCCAGCACCGTCGCCTCGGCGTCCCGCGCACTGATGTGCTTGTCGATGCGGATGCGCCGGTTGGCGAAAGTGAAGATCGAGCCGACATGGTTGCCGGTCAGGACGTCCGCCGACCAGTGGATCGTGATCGGACCCAGTTCCTGGTCCGACGGCGTCATGGTGACGCCCCGCTCGGCCATGCGGAACAGCGGCACCCGCGGCACGCTGTCAGGGCCGAGGTCGAACGTGAACTCGGTGAAGGTCCAGGTCACCACGAAGTTGTCGTCGACCAGGCGCCGGATCACCACCGGGCGCATGTTGGTGAAGCAGACCACGATGTCGCCCAGATCGGTCATCGCCCACGACGCGAACCGGCAATTGAGCAGCGTCCAGGGGAACCCGGCGCGGGCCGCCAGCGTGAGGCCGTCGCTGTCGCGGATCCGCAGCGTGCCGGCGCCAAAGCACAGGTAATAGGTGACGCCGCTTTCCATCCGCACCTCGTCGCAGCGGGCGTCCTCGATGAACAGCGCCTTGCGCGCCGGGCGCATCACCAGCGCGCGGCTGTTGGCAATGCGAAAGTTGCGCGCCGTGCGCGCGCCCGCGCGGAACAGCGGGATGTCGTCGCCGCGGCGGGTACGCGGGTCGAGCTGGCCGGCAGAGAAATCCTGCTGCCGGGGAAGGTTGGCCGGGATCACCATGGCATCGGCGCCTTGCGGGTGCTGCGGGTGCGCAGCCAGGTCGAGCGGTAGACCGGCCGGGCGCGCTGCTCCTGGTCGCTCTTGGTTTTGGCCTGCTGGATGTAGGCCTCGCCCTCCTCCCGTTCGCGCCGGGCCTCGCCGTGATCCTCGTTCAGGCCGCCGAAAATGCCGGCGCGCACGAAGCTGCGCAGTGCCTTGACGAACAGCGGATGCAGTTGCTCGGGGAGAGGCTGCAGCACGATCTTGGCGGTGACCTCGCCATTGGGCGCATCGCCCGCCGATACCAGCACCTTGTTGCCGACGATCTTCCAGTCGACGTCCTGGCCGTAAACCCGGACCCAGATCAGGCTCAAACTGTTCGCCGGCTTGGCGTATTCGTCCTGGTATTCCGTATCGGGTGAATCCCCGAGCCGGGTCATATGCTGGATGGCGGTGGCGAACTTCCAGTCATGGGCGGCCAGCAGATCGAGGATCGCCGCCTCATAGGCGATCGAGGCCACCCTCCACTCGTCGGACCCGTCTTCCTCGGCATTGCAGAGGGCATTGCCCGTCAAACCGAGACAGTCATTCACGATACTCAGCTTGTTGAACATGCCCCGGAAGGTGCCGCCGAACGCCGGACAAATCAACGCACACGGCTAGTTGGGCAGCAGCAGCTCGACCGTATAGGACTTGAGGGTGATGCTGTCGGTGCCAAGCGCAAGCTGGCCGGTGATGACCACCGTGGTCGCGACCGTCGTGTCGACCGCCCCCGTCACCAGATCCCCGGTATTGCCGTTGCCGATACCGATGGAGATGGGGCTATGACCAATCTGGGTGCCCGCCGTCTGGTTGCGGATCATCACGTAATCCTGCTCGACCAACTGCGTCGTCAGGGGCCGTTCAAAGAAGATCGTTCCCGCCGCGCCGCTGAAGCGGATGCGCAAGGTCTTGTTGCCCGCGCTGTTATTGGCGGTCCACAGCGGCATGATCCGCAGGATGCCGTTCGCGCCCAGGATGGCGGGAATGTTGATCGTCGCCAGCGTCGTCTCGGTCAGGTTGCCGGTGTGCGACACATTCGGATTGGCCAGCGCCAGCATCCGGCCATTCGACAATTCGCGCCGGATGGAGACGTGATCCACATACATCAGCGAGGCCGCGGAGCCGGTCACATGCTCCACCCGGCAGCGCATTTTCCGCTTGCCCGGCGGGACAACGACCAGGACCGTGCCCTTCTGCCAAGCCGTCGTGCTGGAGAATTGAGTATTTACAGTCAGCGGATTGGCGTTTGCTTCGTCGTAGAAGTAATAGGTCATGCGGAAATTGTTGGAGCCGGCCGCATTACCCTTAAACATGGCGACAAATTCTAGAAGCTGACCTTCCTCCACAAACAAGAAAGCATTGTGGATCACATTGGACGCCGGCGTCAGGGAAATATACTGCGACCCCGCCACGCCAGCATTGTCGACGATCTGGGCGACAGTACCGGCTTCGGTCCAGCCCAATGTCCCGTCGTCGAACCCGCCATTGAACAGCATGTTCGACAGGTTCGATGAATACGGATGGACGATGTTCCGCGCGTTGGCGGCGGTCAGATCCTCGACCGCGCCGGTGCCCGCAGTGTTGCGGCCCTTGATCGTCTGCGTCAGCACATTCGGAAATTTGGCATTGGTCACCACGCCGGCCGCGATCGTCGTCGCGCCGTCAGCAACCGACGCCACCTCGCCGGTATGGTTGGGGTGAACGTAGCCACCGCCGCCGGTCGCGGGAGGAGGAAACAGCGGCATCCTACAGCTCCGTGACGCGGAGCGAACCCGCGCCGTCACCCGCCCAAATCGCGTGAATGATGCCGGTATAGGTGGGTCGCGGCATTTCCCAATAGGCGCCGGTCACCAGGGCGACCGTGTAGCTGGTCGCGGATGCCGCCGTGCCGTATTTCACATAGCAGACGTTGGCGTCGTCGTTGACCAGCAGCAGGCCTTTGCGGGCGGCGTTCGCCGCGACCACCTGCGTCGACGTGATCGCGGACGCGATGTTGGAGAGGGCCGCCGCTGCGACGGCATCGTCGACCGCGCCGACACGGACCCACTGCCGGCCGAGCGAATCCATGATCGGAGGAGTGTAGTCGCCGTCGGTCCCGGCGAGCGAGGCGGCAACATCCTGGCGCACGCCGAGCGACATGATGCCGGTGGAGCCAGACGCATGGACCGAATCCTCGGCCTTGCCCAGTCCGGTCGTCGAGGTCATCACGCCGATCAGCAGTTGGCCGTTACTGCCGAGTTGCAGCGAGGCTTGCTGACCGTCAGTCATGACGGGCGCCGCCGCGTTGTATTGCCCGCCAGCCAGTTGGCTCTTGGTCGCCGTCGCCGCAGCCGGCGCGACCGGCGCGTGCGTGGCGGTCTGGTTGGCTGCGGTCGTGCCACCAGGCGGCGCGGTCCCGACCTTGGTGTCGATCGACGTGAGCAGGGCGTTGGCCGCAGCCTGGTTCGCTGCGGTCGCCTGCGCATCCAGCTTGGTGTCGATGGAGGAGAGAGAGTCGTTGCCGACGACCTGGTTGGCAGCGGTCGCCCCGCCAACCTCGCCGCCACCGCCGCCACCGCCGCCGCTGCCGATGTCCTGCAGCGACTTGAGGATGCCGCGGTTCAGCCCGACCAGCGAGGCCGGTACCTCATCGGGATCAGTAACGCGCGGGTCTTCCGCGTTGCCGATCGCCTTGAGCGGGTCGCGGTAGATATGATGGTTCATCGCGCGGCTCCTGTCCGACGCGACGGCCGCGTCCTACTTCCGGCCAAGCCCCGGCTTGTCGTCGTCGTCGTCCTTGCCCCTGACCCGGCCCGGTCCCGGCTTGTCGCCGATCGACGGCTTGTCGTCTCCGGCGGACACCGGCCCGGCCTTGTCGACCTTCATCACGGCACGGGCCTTCTCGGGCGTCTCCGGCAGCTTGTCGCCATAGCGCGGACGCGCCACCTTCAGCGTGGCGACGTTCTGCTCGCCCGCCTCGTCGAGCGGCTGCATCATCGCATTCGGCCAGCCGTCATATTCGAACTTCTCGCCTTCGCGGATCAGCCGCGGGCCGCGCGCCTGATCCAGCGTCAGCCAGAGCTTGCCGATCGCTTCATACTTGGCCATGGAAAGCTCCTTACGCTGAACTGGGCGAATTGCCCCGGTACTGGCGGATCTTGTCGACATCCTCGACGATCGCCACGATCACGGCGCCGCCCGTCATCGTGCCCGCCACAGTCGCGCGCACGCCGAGATACTGCTGGTACTGCGACGGCGGCAGCGCCGTCTTCAGCTCGTAGCCCTTCACCAGCGAGGCCAGCGGGATCGCCGCCGTGGAATAGTGGATCGTCGGCGTCGACAGTGCCGCATTGTCGTCGCTCAGAACCTCGAACACGATCGAGGTGCCGCCGGCGAACGCGGTCGTGACCAGGATATAGAGCCAGGGCGGCCATTGCCCCCCGCCAATGTCGCGGAACGTATTCGGCGGCGTGCCGCTGAACGGTCCCAGATCCTTGACGTGCGGCATGATGGCGGTGGTCGTGATCGCAACGCGATCAGCCAGAACCTGTTCTTGGTCGAGGAGCATGTTCGTTCCTTTCGTCGATCAGGTCGTCGATCAGGTGTTCAGACCACGCGGTCCTCGGTGTCGAGGATCTGGTCGCACTGGCGGATCGGGATGCCGCGGAACGACACCTTCGACTGGCCTTCCTCCTGGCCGACCGTCAGGTAGACGTTGCTCTGCCGCTGCGCCTGGATGTCCAGCATCGTGAACACGGTCGCATTGCAATAGAACGCCATCTTGCCGCCACCGCGCAGCGCCTTCGGGATCTTGTGAACCGCGCGGGTCATGTACAGCAGCACGTCGGGCGGCGTCGTGTTGGCGACGAGATTCGCCACGTCGATGTTGGCGATGCGGACGTTGGTCATCCAGTTGTTGACCGCCACGCCCGGTGTCATCTTCCAGTGGGACCGGAACGCCATGAACTCGAGGCCGGCATCGTCGGTCGCGATCTGCTTGCCCAGATCCTCCATCTGCATGCCGCCGTTCAGCCCCTTCGGGTAGAACATGTGCGTGGCGCGCTGGCCCCAGGTGATCAGCCAGATCGAGGTGTTGTCGGTGGTGGTGCCGCCGGCGTCGACGATGTTGCGGCCGGATGGCGCGGTCTTGGAGCTGTACTGAATCGCGAGGCCGGGAAACTCCTCGGGCACCGCGGTGACGTCGCCGTAGAACAGCGTCTCGGCCAGCTGCTGGTTCATCGACTCGGCGTAGGCCGATTCTTCCGAGGCCATCCAGCCTTTGCCGTTCCGCTCGGCGAGGCGGACGTCGATCTTCGACATAGCCTCGAGCATCGCCGCCTGCACGCTGATCTGCGCGGTGGTCGACTTTGAGTGCGGGACGCCCTGGTTGATGCGCCGGTAATAGACCAGCGGCAACCCGGTGCGCTGCGTCACCTCATGCCCGTTCTGCAGGTTGCCCTCGAACCACGGCGCGTCGAGCAGAATCTCGTTCGACTGCTGCAGCATCTCGATGATCATCGCGGTCTTGCCGCTCGGATCCAGCCGCGTTTGCACATCAAGCAACGTCGGCCAATCGCCACCAATTACCGCCATGGGTTAGACCTTTCGATCAGGGTACAATCGATCCTCCCACTTCGCAGGGGGAGGCGTGGGCGTCTCATGGGCGTGGCCATTCGGCTGGCTCACACCCTGGTTGGCCTTCTGCAGCAGCAGCTTCTCGATCACGTTGAAGCCGGCCGCGCTGCGAATCTCGTTGGTCAGAACCTCGGCATCCGCGGCGCCGATCTGCGCGGTGGCACTCGCGGTCAGGGCGCGGTAGCGCGCCGAGGCCGTGGCCTGCGGGCCGAGCTTGGCAAATTCATCGAGCAGGAACCGCTGGTCGAAGGCCTTGGCCGCGACCTGGAAATCGAGAAACTCGCGTGCCATCTCCGTGAGGATTTCCGGCGAGGCTTTGTGCTTGTGCAGGATCTTCTGCGCCGCCCCGATCAGCGGATGCTCCGGGTCGAGCTTGATGTCGACCGCCGGCACCTCTTTGTACTTCGCGGCCAGCTCGGTGATCACCTCGGGCGGAAGCTCGACCTTGTAGCCGGCCGGATCCTTCGGGATCGCCGCCGCTTTCTCGGTCAGTTCCTTGTGCGCCGTCTCAAGCTCGGCGACGTGCTTGACGAAGGTGTCCTTGGGCGCGCCCGTCTCGGCGTCCCAGTGTTCCTCGGGAATATAGTCAGGCCGGCTCGGGGGTGTCGGGGGCGTCTGGCCGGTCGGCGGCGGCTGCGAACCGGCGGGGACCGCCGCTGCGGATCCGGGTGTCGCGGCCGGCTCGGGACTCACCAGGGAAGACAAGCCCGGCGACGGGGCTGGTGCTGGTGCTGCTTCGGGCGGCATTTAGCTCGGCGTCCTCGAACATGATCAAAATATCCCGGCAGAAATTGCGCCTTCCATTTTGCAGGATCAACGCACAAGCCTCGGACCCCGGATGCGCCACCTCCATCAGGACATGCTGCAGATACCGCCGCAGCACGTCGACATCGCGCCGCACCGTCGGCGAGCCGGCAATCCGCTGGCAGGCCTCGAACGCCGCTTCCCTGATCTTGACGGCCTCGGTCACATCGGTGGTCCCGGCGGCGCCCCTTCCGGTGGCGCGCCTTCTTCAGGTGGCGCACCGCCCTCGCCACCAAGGCCCGCGGCGCTGGCGGCCACCTGCGCCATCTGCTGGATCTGCTTCATGTCATTGAACTCGACCAGTTTGTCGCCGAGCTTGTCCTTGAGATTGGCCGAGGTGGTGATGCCGTTGATCAGCATCTGGCCCATCTGCGGGAAGGCGGTGTTGATGATTTCCAGGAGCCGCATCGCGGTCAGCACTTCCTGGTTTTCCTGCGCACGCTGCGCCGGGTTATAGGCCGCGAGCGAAACCTCCTTGCCCTGGTATTCGAGCTTCGGCACCACGCCGCGCTTTTCCGCGATGTACTGGAAACGCTTGAACACCTGATAGGGAAACTCGCGCCAGAACGAGAAACCGGGCGCGCCGATTTTCTTTTGGGCTTTGACCATCTGATCCATCCACTGTTCTGCAGTGGGTGGGGTCTTGCCGAGCTGCTCGGGGAAATCGACGTAGTGCAGTCGGCGGATCCGCGACTCGCGCCGGTCATGCTGGAACATCGCGGCGTCGAGCGGATTCGGGTCGTAGATCTTCTCGATCGAATCGCGGTTGCCGCCGGGCCGGCGCGGATAGGCCATGCCCGGCTCGATGCCGTTTTCGAAATTCATCACGTTGTCGTCGTCATAGGCGATCGGCGGCCGGATCGTGAACTCCATGTTTTCGATGAACGCCTTCTCGGTGTCATCGACCAGATGAAACTCGGGCAGCGCGCGGATCAGCGGACCTTCCGGCCAGGCGAAATCCGGCGACGAGCCGAACCGCCCAACGATGAACTCGCAGCAGCCCTCGCCCTTGAGCTTGGCGTCATGCACCTTCTTGTTCTGCACCAGGACGACATGCTGCCATTCCTCGTCGGCGACATTCGACCAGTCGCGCCAATAACCCCAGATCACCTCGGTTTTTTCGTTGGGCGCGTCCTTCACCTTCTTCTCGACGTCGTCGGGCAGCTTGATGCCGGGCAGCTCGGCCTTGAGGTTGCGGTTCTTCACCCGCCGGATCATGAAGCGATCGTCGACCGCGCCATCGGGGCCGATGTTGATTTCAATCTGCCGGATGGCCTGGCCCAGACACAGAACCGGTTTGTGCTGCGCCTTGTCGCGGATGATCATGGCGAACACGCCGATCGCGCCGTCGGGCACCGCCTGCTTGGCCAGCTCGGCATAGAAATTCGACGCGCGCAGCAGATCGAAGATCATGTCGTCGGCGATCCCCGCATCATGCTCGATCACCTGCTGCGCCACCTTGTCCAGGCCGGGATCCGGCCGCCGCTCGGCCCATTTGACCGCCTCGGGCATGAAACTTTCGATGATCATCTCGAGGAAATCCTCGCTGCATTCGTAGGCCAGCGAGGTGTGCAGTTCGTCGGCGTCGTTCGACGGCAGGTTGTTCTGCGACTGCGATTGCTGCGAGCGAACCCGGCGCGGTGAGGCGTAGAAATAGCACTGCTCGATATCGTTGATACTGAGCTGCTTCTGCGCGCGCGCGTCCTGCAGCCGCTGCAAAGCTTCGGTCTGCAGTTCATCCGGCTCGGCTTCCGAGGCCTTGCCCGGCTTGAAGATCGTGACCGCTTCGGCCATGCGCGGCCTACTTCATCAACGTCTTGAGCGGCAGCGCGCCGCGCGCGCCGAACAATCGATAAAGCCGCTCGGTGCTGGATTCGGCCCGGTCCTGGACCGACAGGATCTTCTCTTCCTTGGCCGCGGCCGCGGCGCGCTTTTCCTCGTCAGTGGGCCGGTAGCTCATGTCGGGTGGGCGTTGCATCGGACAGCACCTCCGCGCCGTTCGCGATACAATCCCGCCAAAGCCCGTCGGGGGTCAACGCACACGACTTGAGGCCGATCAGGTGCTTGATCCCGCCCACGCACCACGGCGTCATCACCCCCCAGCGCCGGCCCGCGAGATTGACCGGCATCTGCAGCACCGCATTGTTTGTCATGAAACGTCCGGCCACCAGTTCGCCACCGTGGTCCTGCGGCACCGCCACGATCACCGTGCGCGGGAGCTGGATGTCGTAGAACAGCCACATCCGGGTCCGCGCCACATAGCCGATCGCCGAGACATGCTTGAACCGCCCCGGCACCCAGCGATTGACCCAGTCCTTCGCCGCCCGCGGCCAGAACACCAGCATCCAGTGCGTCGGCTCGTATTCGGTGATCGCGGCGCCGGGGACGATCGCGCCGATATTCATGCCACGCGCCGACGCATGCGCAGCGACCGCCGGGTCTGCACCGGCGCCGCCCGCTTGCCGATCGGCCGGCCGACCATGGCGCGCCCCTCGCCCTCGCCGAGGACCAGATACTGCAGCGCGTCCGCGACGTTGCTGTACTGGTCCTTGACCGGCACTTCCTTGATCAGGCCGGAGCCTTTGATCTTCTCAAAGTGATATTTCCCGGCCATGGCCACCTTCAGGGTGCGCGGCCGGCTCGGGTCCAACAACAGCCTTGGCATCCCGTCCTGCATCTCGCGCAAGACGAAGGTGACCGCGTCGATCCGGGTCTGGATGTTGTTCTGTGGCACCGGCGCCGGGTTGACCGTCATGCCGAACGATTCAAAAATGTCATACGCGGTCCGCTCGTCCGACTGGGTCTTGTCCTGCCCTTTCGGGTCGCCGTGCAGCCGGAACGCATAGCCGGGAAACCGCTGGTCGAGCTTCCGCTTCACCAGCGGGGCGAACTCCACCGCCCCGATCCCGAACGCCACCAGCTCGTCGAGGATCACCCAGCGATTGTTGACGACCTGCCCGAACACAGCTGCGGGCGAGCGCCCGAAATCCAGCCCGATCAGGATCGGATAGCCGGGCAGCGGCTTGATGTCCTGCTTCGCGACATGCGTCTCGGGCGAGAATTGCCCCCAGACCGGCCGGCCCTCTACATAGAGGCTGATGCGGTTCATCAGTTTAGAATCGACCCACTGCTTGGTCTTGCCGCGCACCTTGTCGTGGTAAAACTTGACCGGCAACCATCTCAGGTTTTCGGCGCGCGGGTTCACTCTATATGCAGTGACCGTCTTGCCATCGACGCCGAACACCTCGTTCAGCGCCGGCGGCTGCACGAAATAGCCCCATTCCTTCGGCCAGCGCATGCGCGCCCGCTCGTCGCTCGACATATCCGTGGGATACGGCACCTCGCCGGTCATCTGCGGGATCCAGTGATCCTCGCCCGGCTCGTTCATGTCGCCCAGCACCCCGGACCATTTCGGCCCGCCATCCCTGATCGGCGGAAACCGCCCGGTGCGGCCCTCGGCGTCGTCAAACACCTGCTTGGTCGCAAACTGCATTTCGTGAAACCAGAACCCGGTGAACTGGGTCGAGAAGAGCTTGCTCACGTCCTCGGGCGTATCCAGCGCCATGAACACCAGCTCGCAGCGGACGTCCGCCAGCGACAGCGAGTATTCCATCGGCTTCGACAGCCGCAACTCGCCGTATTGCTGCGGCGGCAGCCAGTCGACCACGTCTTTCAGGGTCGTATCGCGCAGTTCACTGTAAGTATTGCGCACAATCCCCCACCGGGTCTTCCTCAACCCGTCCATCGGCGAGGGCGTCTGCTCGCAGGATATCGCCCAGATCTTGTTGATCACCGCCAGGGTCTTCCCGCTGCCCCAGGGTCCGCGGATGATGCTCACGGGTGAGCGATCGGTGATGAACCGGCACAGCACCTCGCCGTCCGGCTCGTAAATCTTCCGGCCGTCTTCCGTGAACTTGAGGGTGGGCAGGGTCACGCGCGGAAAGTGCAGCAGACTCACTCCGCGAACAAGTCCCCCTGCGCCGGCGGCGGCGGCGGCGGACGCGGCAGCGGCGGCAGCGGCTCCTGCGGCGTCGGCTTGTGATCCTTGCAATACCAGGTGCCGAGGATGTCCTTGCGCAGGCTGGCCCCGTAGCCGAACGATCCCCAGCGCCCGCAATGGCAATAGTGGACGAAATGCCCGTCCCGCTCGCCGACAAAGCCCGGCTCTGCCCCCTGGCGCCGGCGCACCTCGCGAAACAGGTCGAGCGGCGATCGCAGGATCGGGTCGTTGCGCGGCACGAAAAAGGCCCACCGGTTGCGGCGCGACTTATCCTCCCAGAACCGCTCCTGCTTCGCCTCATGCCCCCAGCACCAGCCGACCACGCGATGGTGCGGATGCTCGGCCGCGCAGATCAGCAGATAGGCCACATCGGGAGGATTATCGTGCTGCACCATCAGGCAATGATGCGACTGTCGGCAGGCCTTGACGTCGATCCAGTCCTCGAGGTCCGGCAGCTTCTTGCCCGACCGCAACTCGTCCTCGGTCAGGAACTTCTTCCACTTGACCGGCGCCAGGTAGTTGCGCCCGGCCACCTCGCCGCGCGCCCCCCAGATGTCGCGCGCCAGCGCCGTCGCATCATCCATCGGCGCGTTGTTGCTCGACTTGAGCCGCAGCGCCTTCGACAGTGCGCGGCGCTGCTCGCCACAGGCATCGGCCTCCACGATGTCCGCCTCGGACAGCGTGATCCAGGTCACTCGTCCTCCGTCTGCACCACCTCGCTGCGCGCCAGCCAGGTCGCCGCCCGCATCAAGAGGCCGATCACCCGGTCCGTATCCGCTCCGGCCGACGCCACATAAAGCTCGCCCGCCCGGCCACGCCCCACCACGATTGCGTCGACCACGCCCTCCTCGATCGCATCCTCGAAGATATGCCGCGACGACAGCTCGACGCCGAGGTCGCGCCGCTCGACACCGGGCAGGACGATGATCGTCGCCTTGCGCCGCTTCGTCACACGCCCTCCGGCATCGGATTGCACGACGGCGCGAAGAACAGCCCGCGCGACGGCATGTCCTCGGCCAGCCGCCAGGTCTTGCCGCTCGCCACGTTGATGCGGATGGCGCCGAACGAGCAATGCTTCGGGTTGTTCAGGAAGATGCCGGCGTCAAGGAAGGGATGCGTCCCGCTGCTGACGCCGATCGCACTGACTCCGATTTCCTCTGCATTGTGCATGAAGATGCCCGAGTGCTTGTCGGGCGTGTTGTTGGTGATCGCGCAGGCATCCACCGTGCCTGATGCGGCGGCCAGCATGTAGATGCCGTGGTCGTTCGATTCCATCGACAGCCCGCTGATCTTGAAGCCGGTCGACTGCCACGCCTCGCCCTTCTCGTTCATGCCGAGGTGGATGGCGATGCCGTTCACCTCGTAGCGGCCGCCCAGCACGACCAGCCCGAGATTCTGGTGGCGGATCCCCTCGACGCAGCCGGTGATGTCGCAGTTCAGCGCAGTCGTCGCATTGCCCGCCATCAGGCCGACGCCGCGGATGCCGATGATGGTGCAGGTGTCCAGCGTGGCGCACTGGCTGTTGAACGTCTCGATCCCGACCTTGCACTGGCCCTGAAACTGGCAAGACACCACGCGCGCCATCACGCACGAATGGATCATCAGCCCCTTGCCCTCGGCGTGGCCGTTTTCGAAGATCAGCTTCTCGACCACATGCACGCCGCCGATCGGCGACTTGACCGACCGCTTGAACAGCGCGTCGGGAAAATTGCCGAGGATGTGCGCGCCCGGCTCGCCCTCGTAGTGGAAATTCAGCTCCGGCGTTTCGAAATTGATCGGGCGCGTCACCAGGTAGCGGCCGCGCGGAAAGTAGATATGCCGGTCCGGTCCGTCGAAGGCGCGTTGCAGCGCATCGCTGTCGTCGGTCGTCCCGTCGCCCTTCGCTCCGAACGGCGCATCCTTCACACTCACCATCGTCCCGCCCATCGTCGTCTCGCCCCCGTTCACTGGTTCAACCGGTTTCGCCATCATCGCCTCACCTGTGACACTGCCCGCACGACGGCAGCCGGATATGATTTTGCAGCGGCGCCACCACCGGCATTGGCGCCACCCCCTGCGACAAGGTCAGCGGCGACACCGTGAACGGCTGCACCGCGCAGCCGACCACCAACAGCACGATGCCGAGCAGGATCCCGATGAGCTGGGCGTCAATCCACCAGCGCAGCGGAAACCCGAACATCACCGCCTCCGCAGCATGAACCCCACGAACTCGATCAGGATCTGAAGCTTCACCATCTCACACCTCGCATGTCGCGGCCCGGCAGGGCATGTCCCCTGACGCCTCATCAAAGGACTTTCGCTCATCCCCGGTACGACCGGCAGCTTTCCCCGCCGGGCCGCCAATCCAATTCAACGCTGCCCGTGGCCGCGCGTCAAATCCGCCGACAGCCGCCGCGACCGGTTCTGCAATTCCGCCAGCCGCGTGTTCGACGAGGCCACCGTCACGTTTGTCGCCCGCGGCTCCGGCACCACCTCCTCGCGCGGCGACCGCTTCGGCACCGCAATCCCAGGCTCCTCGACCGCCGGCCGCGCCGGCACCGGCTCGTCGAGCGGATCATCCTCGTCCGCGTCCGGCTCGAGCGGCTCGGCCGGCGCATCCTCGTCATGCCGCGGCTTGCCACCCGCCAGCACCACCTCGGCCCGCAACAGCGCAGCCTCGGCCATCTTCAGCGCCGCCTCGTCGACCGCGCTGCCCTCCACCGCCTGGTGCAGCTTCTCGCTCACCACCCGCAACGCCGCGTCCAGCTCGTAAACCGCATGCAGCGCCGCCTCCAAACGCTTCTCCGTCTCGCGCATCACCGCCTCCTCAACCTGCCGCCGCCACCACAACACCGTCGCCGCGTCCATCGCCCGCCTCGCACCACAGCAAAACGGACGCGCCCTCTCAAGACGCGCCCGCCAGCCTGACACGCAACGCGAAACTCGCCTAGTCCTTGTCCGCGTCCCGCTGCGGCTGCTGCCGCTGCCCCGGCTGCCCCGGTTGCGGCTGCTGCCGCGGATCCTCGTCCGGCAAGCCGCGCCGCACCCGCTCCTGGCGCACAAGCTCCTCGCGTTCGCGCGCCTCGCGGTCCGCCTTCGGCAACCCAGCCAGATCCTCCGTCTCGCCCGGCTTCCCAGGCGGCTGAATGTCGATCTTCGTCTCTTTCGTGTTCACGATTTCCTCCTGCTCGATTTCCCCGCGCGACCCTCAACCCCCTTCAGCTTCCCTTTGTTCACCGACGCATAAAACACCGCCTCGCCCTTCTTCGGACCATATTCCTTCCGCATCGCCGCCAGCACCTTCTTCCCCTTCGCCGTCAACGGCATCACAGCCTCCGATATCTGAGGAACGGCGTCTGCAGATCGACCGCCATCCATTCCTGCGCCGGATGCAAAAACAGCAAATTATGCGGCCGACCCCACAGCTTGAGCAGCCGCGCCCCCTCGGCCGCAAGCTCGTCGGCATCGCGCGGGCGGGCGCTTGCAGTCGCCCCGACAGTTTGAAGCACGTCACTTCGTGCTGCCCGCTTCTCAATCATCCCTTGCTGTCTCCGCGGAGGGGAGCCGAGCGGTCAGGCGCTTCGTCTCCTCGATCATGGCGTCCCTCATGCTGCGAGGGTCGTCTCCGCGCTTGAGCCAGTCGTTGATCAGCGCAGTCAGTTCGTTTTCAAAATTGCTCATCACCACGCCCCCCGCAACATCCAGGCCACCAGCATCACCGACACCAGAACCAGCCCGATCGCCAAAACCTCAATCCAAACGTCAACCGCCTCCCGCCGACCACGACCGTCCACCCGAACCCCCCAGTTCCTAGCCATCCGCATCGTCCCCCCGCGGAGCCTCCATCAACCCGCCAACCCGCATCGCCAATGCCGGATCCGACAGCACCAGGCTCGCCATCGCAACGATCAGCGAACACGTCGCGTAATGCGCCGTCTCGATCGCCGCAGCGTCGGCAAACCGCTCAACCACCCCGCCCGCAACCTTGCGCGCCCAGGCCCCCTGCTCAAATTCCGTCAGACCACGCGCCATCACATCACCCACAACACCACAATCGCCGCCAGCATCATGAACAGCGCAAACCCCGCCCACCACCCAAACTGATCACGCATGCTCCCGATCCGCATACACCACCGAAACCTTCCACCGCTTCCCCGCGCAATATTCCCGCACCCGATCCCGCGACCACCCGCGCATGTACCGAACAATCGGCGCCGCCTCGATCACCCGATCCTCGCGCAGCACGATCCCACAATAAAAATGCGGAGCGACAATCACCGCCAGCGTCTCGCGCATCACACCCTCACGCATCGCACTAAACCAGCATCCCCTTCTCGCGCGCAAAAGCCTCCGGCGCCTTCGCATGCTTTGCCTGATTGCACGGCGCACACGCCAATTGCAGGTTCGAAAACTTGTCCACGCCGCCAAGGGCCAGCGGGACAACGTGATCGAGGTGAACCTCACCCACCACCAACTTCTTCCGGCAATACGCGCACCGTCCACGCTGCAGCTTGAACAGCCGATCGCGAATGCCAACACGCTTCGCTTGCTTGCGCCGACGCTTCCGCGCACGTTCCTTCTCAGCGTTCAACTGCCGCCAGGCCCGCCCGTATTCCCGCATGTAGTCAGGGTTCGCAGCGCGCCACGCACGCTGTAGCAACGGTGTCCGCTCAAGACGAGCAGCCGCATTCGCTGCAACCCGAGCAGCCAGAGCCTTTCGAGCAACCTCCTTCGCTGCAGCCTTCTCAGCCCGACGCGCCGCTATCGCTGCAGCCCGCGCGCGCTTCCGAACCGTAGACCCCGGCCGGTAATGCTCGTCATACCAACGACGCTTCTGCGCACGACCCCGCGCCCGCGCCGCCTCAAGCTCCTCAGGCGTCAGCTCAGATCGACGACGATAAACCATCCCACCAAGGGAACCGAAAATACCAGAACCGTCAACCCGACGCAGTTTTCACCAAAAACCAAAATTCACGGGGGTCAGAAAAAAAGCCAGAGCTTGCGCCTCCCGATTAGCAGCGGAGAAGTCGGCGGCCAGTTTTGCCCCCCGGCCTCGAGCCTGCGGCGCGCCGGCGCAAATGCAGCTGCGGGTGCCTGGTCGCGCGCGCGCGGCCGCGGGCAGGCGCAAGCAGGCATGCGCGTGCGTGGCGTGCGTGCGTGATGCGCGCGCATCATGCGCGATCGCGCGCCCGTGCCTTTCATGCGCGATGCAGCGCGCGATGCGGCGCGAGGCGCAAGCGTCATCCGAGGCGGGGGTACGAACGGGGGTAGGATCGCAGGAACGCCGAATATGCGAGGCGCATCAATGCCCGACGGCGGACACTGTATCCGCCTCACACCTCGGGAGCATCACCAATCGGATTGATTTCAATCAGCGCATCATCCGCGGGCATCGATCGCGGCACCGCGGCCGCGCCGATGTTGATCACGATGCCCGGTGCCGACACGCGCCCCGCCTCACTCGCCGCGCGACCCGATGCGACCTCTTCAATCCATCGCACCGCCTGCAGCGCCGCGGTCCGATTCTCATCCTGATCGCGGATGGCGACGGCGCGGCCGATATTTTGCGCTGAGACACTCGCAGCGAATACTTGCCGCTCCAACGTGAGGTAGCGCCGCACTGCAGGGTTAGCGAGGTGTTTCCGCATTGTTTGGATTGAGAGACTCGCCCTTCGGGCCGCCTCCGGCCATGGAACCGGCCGCAACGTCTCCGGGTCACCCCATATCAGCAAGTCTAGCGCCGTTTTAAGCTTGCCCGCGGGCACGGCGACGTTGTGGCGCGCCGCATTGGCGGGCAGTAGCGCGGCAATATCGGCGGGAACGTCTGACATCGCGGCAGCCTAGCCGGCGCCGAGCGATAGGCAAGCGGAGATGAGGGAAGGCGGGCACCCGGAACCGCGCGCGAATCACACGGCCCGCCGCGCGGGATTTGGCGACTTATCCCCGGATTTGTCAAATGCACCCTCGCAAGCCATTGCAATCATTGACGTTGCAACCTTGGCGACCGGATGGACACGGATTAGAGACGGAAACGCTTTACCACTCTATCGGCCTATTTTGTAGGCCTAGCTCATACGCCGCCTGAGGATCGCCGGGCAAACCCTTGGCAGCGCACGAAAAACGCCGGTCCGCCGTCCAGGTCCAACCGTGAGCGAAATATCATTGCGCGGCGGGCATTGCGCCGAGGCGGGCATTGCGGCCGCGCGACCGACACCGCGCCGATCGACACCTCTATGGCGCCCCTTGACATGGTCGCATGAAGAGACTATGTAGGAGAGGTAACGCCCGTTGGCACGGGCACAACATGCGAGGATCCCGATGCTACAAGCTTCCTTCCGCGCCACGGCCGCCCACTACATGGTCGACGCCGCGCGGCTTTTCTCAACCGACAATCCCAAGGCAAGCAAAGCCGCGGCCTATGGTTGGCACAATGCGATTCACTACATGGCGCATTCCACGACCGCAGGAGTCGGAAACCTTTGCCCGTCCGCCTCTGCAGGATGCATTGCGATCTGCCTTGGCGAGCATAGCGGGCAGGCAGCGATTCACGCCGCGGGCAAGGACTCGCAGGCGATCACCGCACGCAAACGCCGCGCCCGCATGTTCATGAAAGACCGCGCGGCCTATCTGGCGATCATCGACGCGGCAATCTGGCGCGCCAAACGCGAAGCACGCCGATTGAAGCTTGAACTATGTGTCCGGTTGAATGGCTCGACCGATATCCCGCTTTTGGTCGACACCGCGGCGCGGAATCACCCCTACGTTCAGTTTACCGATTACACCAAGCTTGTGTCGCGCGCGCTGGCGCACGCCGCGGGCAAGCTTCCGCGCAATGTGTCCGTGACTTTCAGCCGCTCAGAAACAAACGAGGATGACTGTAGGCGAGTCCTTGCTGCAGGCGGTAATGTCGCTGCGGTGTTTGCTGGCGCATTGCCCGCGACCTACCTCGGCGCGCCTGTCATCAACGGCGACTTGCACGACTTGCGCCACCTCGACCCGCGCGGCGTTGTCGTCGGATTGTCACCGAAAGGCAATGCCGCGAAACGTGACCGCAGCGGATTTGTGGTGCGGTCATGAGAATTGAACGCCACCTCATGCACTACCGCATTGTGACCGATGCCGCGCCAATCCCGACGTTCACCGTTCAGGTTGTCGCGACGTTCGAAAATGTGGCGCACTTCGAAACGGCGTATGAGGCCCGCCAAGAGGTGCGCCGACTCGCGGAGGCCGACGCGCGGCGCGACTGAAAGGCGAAACCGCGCCCCGCGCGCGGTCTGCGGACTTGGCAACCCGCACTGACGAGCCGCCACAATGCGAGGACCGACAATGACCTACCAAACCGAATTCCCCGACTACACCGACGCCCTGCCCGCACTGCCCGCGGGATTCGTCGACACGTCATGGCACAACGACTCGTGCCCATCGTTCACCCATGATGGGTTGAAGCTTCGAATCGCCATTGACTATGTCGACGCGGCAAAGCGCGAGATGGGAGACGGCCCGCGGTTCTATGTGACGGAAGAAGGACACGATTATACGCCCGACGATTTGCTGGCGACCGACGACTGGCGCGAGGTAGAGGCGTTGGTTCTGGCGCGGCATTTTGTGGCGGTCATCACCGAATGGACGACGCCCGCCGAGCTTGCCGAAATCAGGAAACGGAATAAGACCTACGGCCGCGGGATTTGCGCGACTCACGATTTTTGTGATGCCAACATGGCGATGGCAGAGGCGTTTGAACGCGCCTTCAATCGGCCGTTCCTGCCGGAAGCATGGAACAAGGAACCGACCGACGCCGACGTGACACTGTGGAACGCGGCATGGGACCGCGCCAAGCTTGAGTCGTTGTCCTGAGAGTCGGCTATTAGGCCGCGCCTCACCCGCGCGGCCTAATGGCGGGCACTAGGAACGCCGCGCCCGCGGCACAACAATGCGAGGATACTGCAATGGCTAAACGACCGCTCACCTTCGAAGCCTTCCGCGCGACCCGCCAATGGTGCGAGGACTTGCGCACGACTCCTTATTTCGAATCCTTCGACGACGACATGGCGCGCCAATGGGACAGCGGCGAACGCTTGCGCCCGTCCGGTAATCTGTACCTTGGTTCCCTCTATATCGAAGAGGTGCAGCCGGATTGGCCGAACAATGCGCGCGACCATGGCCGATGGCACTTGCTGATCAGCAATGCCGAATGGATTGACGACGACCTAGAGGCACTTGAGGCGCGCTTGTTCGTCGACCATGCTTATGGCGAATACAGCGCCGACGACGCGGTGAATACGCTGATCAAGGAATACGGCGACTGGACAACGGCGAACGGCCTGCCGGAATTGTCCGCCGACGAACACGACCCCGACGACTTGACCAAAGAGCAAAACGACTGGCTGCGGAACTTCATTTATCGTTGGGACATCGCGACCACCTCGCAGCCAGTCAATCGGCCCGACCTTGAGGCACTCGCCCGCGCGGCCCTGCCCTACACCGATTCCGACTGGGGATCCGAGCGGCAGATCAAGGCGCAGAATGCATTGTTTGACGCCGCCCGCCTCATCCTGACTTCCAAGGAGATGGCCGACCTTGAGGCGTATGCATTGCACGCAACGACCGAGGAAATGATCGCTGAGGTATTGCGCCTCACCGCCTGAGAGTCGGCTAGTGCGCCGCGGGCATCACACCCCGCGGCGCACTGGCGGGCACTAGGAACGGCCGAACCCGCGGCCGACAACATGCGAGGAACGAACCTATGACGACACTGTCAGACGCCGCGCGCGCCGCGCTAGCGGCCTGCTACGCGACCCGCGGCAAGCACCGCGGGCAATTGCTGGCGCGCGCGCCCGCCTCTCAGACGCTGGCCTATGCCGCTTGGCAGGGTGCCATGCTTGCGTGCAATCCGTTCAAAGCTTCGATTGCAGGCCTGATCTTTATGACGGCCGAACAACGCGCGATCGCCGACGAGGTGACCGCATTCTTTGAGGCGATGCCGCGCGCGGAGCGGATCGCGGCCGAACGCAACCGCGCCGCACTGGAAGCTTGGGGAGTCTGGTAGCTCCGCGCGCGACCGCGCGGCCGGATCCGCGCGGCCTAGGATAACCATCACCCAATGGGCGCGCCGCGCCTGTTGGGGCCTGGCACCACTGCGCCCTGGCGCAGCTGCCGGCGCGCGCCCGGAAAGCACCAGCGCGTGAATACAAACCCAATGGGGCGGGCGATCCCGCACGCCCCGCAACATGCGAGGACTTGCTATGTCATGGATGCCCGAGGTTATCGCGGACTCGTCCGGTCAATGGGCGGGCAACGGCCTGAGATTCGCTAACCGCGCCGAGGCCGAGGCCTATGCGCTGGACCTGTCACTGCGCTGGACCGCGGTGCGGGAAACGCGCGCGACCGAAAGCCCGGATCCGGTCACCCATCGATGGACCGGACACGGGGCCGAGGCCGTGGCCTGATCTTTCCCACCCAATGGGCGGCGCAATACCGCGCCGCCCGCAACATGCGAGGAATGAGATGATCGACATTCACCAGATCTGCAGCAAATGGGCGTTGCGCCTGCGCCGCGTCGGCCTGCGATTCGACGTGGCCAAAAACGTGGCCGACTACGGCGTGCCGTTCGACGACTGGACCGAGGAGTATGACGCCGACATGGCGGCGATGCGCCTCGAGGCGGCCGCGGATCCCGCCGTCAATCTCGAGGAGTGTGCCGCGATGGCGCGCGCCGATTACGGTGTCGACTGACTGACGCCACCCAATGGGGCGGCGGCGACCCTGCCGCCCCGCGTTGACAACGTCACCTTAAGAGACTATGTAACCAGCACCGGCCTTGGCGGCCGACAACATGCGAGGACACCATGACCGACACCACTAAAGATGTGCTGTGCGCGCACTGCGGCAGCCCCGACGTTTTTAGGACGGTTCCCCAGACCTGGAGCATCGACGCCCAGACTTGGTTAAACACCAACGATTACGAAAACTACCGCTGCAACGACTGTGGCT